AATGTGTAGTATTTTAGACAAGGTGCAATATAAGAGTCTAAAAGTGTTGTATTATCAGCAGTTAACGTGCCATTAAATGCTTGGTCTTGTAACTGGTTGTAAATACCTGATCCGATAACATCTCTAACGTAAACCTCTTGCGCCTCTTTTATAGCAGACTTAAGGAGTTTATCATCAAGATTTTCGTTGATGGGTGTATTGTCCTTTAAAAAGGAAACGGATATAAAGTAAACAAAATTAGCCATTTTTTCTTCTTAATAATTGTGATTTCCAAATGTGACGGCAATAAGGTACATGAACAGCAGGAGAAGAGCCTTTAACGGTCATCCAACCGCCTCTTCTTTTCCAAGCGTCATATCCTACAATAGTAGAAACTTGGTCGATGTCCTCTCTTGAGTAAACTCTATTTAAAGAGATTAGCCTTCTGCAAAAGTCTCTTGATGTCGGTATAACATCGCCTCCGCTGATGCCCGGTGCTTTCTCATAAGTGTAACGCACTACAAGTTCTGTGTCAAGTCCTGACCTTCTTAACTCTGTAGAGCCTTCCTCTGTAATGTTTAAAATAGCATCGTTAGGAACTATTCTCCCATCGTTAATCATTCTATCTACAGCTTCAGCGATAAGTGCAGAATCTTCTTTAATGTTATTAGCAAGGTCTTGCAAAGTAAGTTGGTTGTTACCTTGTAAGAACTGCAAGATAATCAACTCAAGAGCGGAAGCAAACTGCATTGGCACAGACTCAAACATTTCAGCAGATTCCCCATACTTTGAGAACACTTCCAAGTCTCTGTCATCATCCCAGTTAAAAGGGTTTTCTGTAGAGCAAGAGCAACTCTGCTTTGAGAATTGCACCGTCTCCGTCATTCCCATCTCTTTTCTTGCCTCTGCTTGAGTGATAATGCCCTTCTCAAATAAAAGAACGTAGTCAAGACCGATAGGAGGTTTGTTCTTGGTAATGAGTTTAACAGGTGTGATGTATTTAAAGATAGAAGTTAACGCTCTGTCCATTTGATTCTGTCTTGGCTCAATGTAAGACGTTTGAAAAGCCTCGTAAGCCTCTATAAGCTCACTTCTGCCGCCTAACTGACCTTCTGTCTTGATGCCAAACAACATTGGAGAAGTTACCCGGTGAGCCATCAATATTTCTTGCTGTACGGTCTTATTTAAGATGTCAAATTGCTTATCGAAGTCTGATGGTGTAAGGTTGTTAACGATTGACGGTTGTTCGTTAGGTTCATTGAACTGAATAATGATAGAACCTGCGTTATCCGTTCCGCTAAAATTATCTTTAAATCTTTTGATAGTCTGACGAGCCTCTTCTCCAGATGGATACCCCTTGAATAGCTGTAAAAGGGTTTGTGCAGAGAAACCGCTTTTAATCGAGTTTAAATGGAAGTTTGCTATCTCTGTGTCTATCTCGATATATTTAAGAGCTGACTGATATGGTGCAGTAGGGTATTCGCCTTGACCTGCTTTGTACAACTTAAAGTAAAAAAGTTGCTTATTTTCTCTGGTAAGTGGATTCCAGCAATAGTAGTAAATTGGATCTACTTTTCTATCGCTCCAATCTTCAGCATACAAATAGTGACCGTCAAGAGAATGACGTACATTTTGAAAAGGTAAGTGATAGATTTCAGCTACGGAGGTTTTCGCCTTATTCCAAATAACTTCCAAAGCGAAGCCGTCAAAAAGTTCAAGGTCAGCAGCAATCTTTGCTTTAACGTCATCAAAGGACTCGTAGGCGTTAATAGAAGCAAGTTTATCATTTGCAATGGTTAGTTGCTCTGTGTTGTTGGCGATTACCTCAGTTTTGTCACCTGCGATGTATTGAGCCTTTTGAGAAACTATTGCTCCGTGTTTAGGAGAAGAGTTGTAAAGGTCAATTAACATTTGAGGGTACTTATTATCAGTACCGTAAGTGATATAGTTCTTTGCCTTATTTTCTTTGAAAACAGGTATCTTGCTTTCGGCAAAGTTTATTCTTGCAAATTCTGTCATCTTCCTTGTCCGTTATATGGTTTAGTTGATTTGTGTTTATTCTTGTGTTTGGTATGCCGTCTAAGTTTTTTAGTTGGCTTTGCTTTAAATAAGTTAATCTGCTGCTTTGCCATCTTTTGAAAATAAAAGTAGTAAACCTCCGCCAATAAATGCCGTAAACTCAGTTAATGTTGCTTTTTCAAACCATACAAGCAAAAAGCCTACAGCCATAACTCCTATTCCTAATGCAGTAGATTTCCAATTTTTAAATATACGGTCAATCATTTTCGTAGTTTTTTAATGTAGTAAATAGCACCGAGTAAGCCTGTAACGATTGCAATTAACCCACCGATAGCGGAGATAATAGGATTCCAAGTAGTAGCAATAGAGCTAAAAGCACCTACAAATGATGTTGTAGTTAAAGCGTTAGCGGTTGTATCAGTTAGTTTCATCGAATGGGTTAGGTGTTGGTTTAGGTATGTATTCTCCTTGTGGTAAGTCAAACAACCACATATATTCGGAATCTTTAAAAACCTCTTTGTCTTGCTCGTTGCCGAAAAAGAACCAAGTGCCGTTAATGTCTTGAACGCAGTTAATAAAAAGATATGGCGTGATAAATTTGCCTTGTACCTCGTTTAATTGTTCTTCGGTTAAAATGTAGCCTATCATTATACTTGACGTGAAAGGGTTGTTTGAAATGCCTGTACTGCTGTGTAAAAGTTGGATACTTCGGTGGCGGTTAATCCGTCACCAATTGAGGAAAAAGACATTCTTCCACTCCACCAATACTCCCCGCCAGAACCTTTATTTGATGCACCTAAAAACAATGTTCTTGATGGCAAAGTTCCTCCAGTTGCAACTGATTGTAAATTTACGCCATTTCTAAAAATGCCTAAATTTGATAGGGCGTTCACTTGTATTAGACCAAGGTTATTTACAGCATTACTGGCTGTATTTTCAGAGCCTACGCCGTAATAAATACTCGTGCCACTAAATTGGTCTATAAAAATTCCAGGATAAGTTCCATTAATTCTATCCCCTGCCCCTGACAGGACATTTACATAAACCGACAAATGTGCATTGGATGTTGTTAAATTTCCACTTGCATTTAACCCTGTATTCATATATGCACTACTTCCATTTGGTGTTGCACCTGTACTTGCAAAAGTCCAACCCGTTGTAAAAGTACCTGTAAAACTTGAACTCTTTAAATTTTGCGAACACGCTGCTTGACTTGCCCCTACCATAGGGTAGATGGCTTTCATTTTAGTCCAAATGCCGTAATCTTTTAAGTCCTTTACAAGTTGCAAAACTGCTGATTGCTCCGTCGTAGATAAAGACCCTCCCGCAGTTGTTACTCTATTTACAAAAGCCAAATAATCAGGGTCTATCTGTAAAATTTGACTTCCTACTATACCGTGTGTGCTTAATATCATGCTACTATATCCCCAAATAAATAACTTTCAGTGGACGAAATAAACACCAAAGTCGCACCGCTATATTGAACATTCAACTTCAACTTACCTCCGTTGCTGCGAATTGTCATTCCTGAACCTGCAACTACCGTTGTTTGTCCTGCACCGTATTGAGCCAATAAAATTTGTGTACCTGCTGAAAAAACTGATGCAGGAACGGTCAAGTTATTTGCCGTTGCCACGTTCATCTCGACTAACTTGTCAGCATCGGACAAAACCAAAGTATAGGATGCCGTTTGGCGGTTAGCCACCACCAATTTATCGGTCTTTAATGCCAAGTTTGAAATGGTTGCAAATAATCCCACCGCCCAATCATACACCGCCTTAACTGATGGGTATTTAGTGTTTGATGCTTGGTCAGTAGTTACCGATGTTGATTTGTTAGCCACGTCCTCTTTACTCGCAGCCAATCCACTATACTGACTATTTGTGGCGTTATCGCCTGTATTAGTTCCGCTTGTGTTACCGATAACCGTTAATTGTGCATCGGTTACATAACGCTTATTCGTGCTATCTGCTATGTCTGCGGTGGTTGCATCTGCTCCAGCAGTTACTAAACCTTTCGCATCGTAGGTAATTTTCGTTTTTGTGGCTCCTGTTATCGCTGCGTTTTCGTCAACTTTGCCATCTAACTGCGTCTGAATCGAACTACTTACACCATTAAGATATTGAAATTCAGCATTACTCACACTACCATCAGCCAACTTCGCAGCATCTATTCCACTTGCTACCTTATCATTGTTAACAACACCGTTATCAATAGTCCAAGTTGCTCCACTTGCACTAACAGTTATATCTCCTTTGTCACCGTCAGAAATCCCACCACCACCGCTAATTGTAATATCTCCGCTTCCTAAAAGCGAAGTTCCGTTAATGGTCTTAATGTTAGTCCCACTTACTAAAGTAGCTTGTTTAGCGTTTAAGGCAGTTTGTGTTGCAGTAGATACAGGCTTGTCAGCATCTGAAGTGTTATCGACATTGCCCAAACTTACATCGGACTTATCCAAAGTTACAGCACCAGTTTTACCTGCTACGCTTTGAACAGGCGATAGAGCCTTAATTTGTGTAATGCTTATCTTCTTGGTAGTAGATGCAGAGTTATCGACAATAGGCAGAACGTCATCGTTTGCTATCGTTACAATGGCATCTAAAGCACTTATTTTTTTATCTGGCATTATAGTAGAATTTTAGAGTCATCTTCTTGAAGTAAGAAATCACCGCTTTCCAAAAGTAGATAAGCGATTGTTTCAGGTGCTTCAATTTCGTATATTTTTTCGTTTAGTGTTACGCTGTAACTTGTTCTAACTACATCAAAGTCAACTTTGACTATTCCTTGCTCTACTAACTCGTCAGCGTTTGCAGGAATGACGTTAGTAGGTGAAGTTTGAGCGTAAATCTTGTACTCATACTCACCTGCATCAAGAGTTACCGTTGCACCCTCTGTAATCGCAAATTCGTTGTATCTTTCTTTGTAGTTTGAAGAGTCAGTAAGAATGAAGTTATACTCTACAGCAGTAAGTCTATGCTTTAATGAGAATAAATAAGTAGGGTTTGCAATAGTGGTTTTCTCCGTTAACGTGAGATACCAATTTTTAGACTCTGCCTTATTTATCTGTAGCATTTTATGTAATTAGCAATTTTTCAGAAATGGCATAAAAAAAGGGAGACCGAAGCCTCCCCTTTCCCAATGAAAGAAAACAATATTAGATACCCAAAGCAGTCACAACAGAAGCTTGCAATTTGTATGGTGATTCAGCCTCAATAGCACTCAAAGTGAAATTGTAGCCGTAGTTGTCACCCATTGCAGTACCGGTCTCTTGCGTCATCGCTGTGATGTCACATCCGTACTCTTTACCAACAAGCCAGTAGTTAGCATTGTTGTCTTCTACTACGCAAAATACACGATTTTGAGCGAGAAGTTTCAACTCGTTACGTTTAGTTGTTGCCAACTTGCGTAAACGTGCTACTACGTCTGTTTGGTTAAATACAGTTCCGTTTTCTTGTGATACGTTAGTAGTGGTAGTCATAGAACCAACACCCTTTGGCATCTCGTAAGTATATACGCTGCCAGAAGCGATGGTAGTTGCTGTAACCTCTCCACCGCTAACGGTAAATCCTGTTGATGCAAAGTCTACCAAGTGGATAGCTTTAACGCCTCCTACTGAATCTTTACAATCTAAAGTAAAACCTGCGGTTAAGTTACAAGCCATTTTCTACCTCCTTATGCTAATTTAAACTGAACGATTTGATCAGGGAACGCAATCTGAACACCATACTTCATGGTAGCTCTGAAACGAACTTCATCGTTATCTTGGCTGTACCAGAACTTGTATTCTTCCTCTTCATTTGCAAGGTCAGTACCTACGAAGAAGTTGCTCAAACGACCACAGAACATTCTGTTAGTACCGTTCAATCCGCCTACACCAATCATCTTGATGTTAGTTGCAGGGATGATTAACTCCATTCCTTCGCTGTCAGCAGCATAGTGGAACAAGTTGTTATTTCTCAAAGCAGTAGTGTACTTCTTGAAAGTATCAATACCTACCCAAAGAACCAAGTCATCAGAATCTGCGATGTCAGCAGGAACAGCAGCGTAGATGTTGTCAATCAAATCGTCTACGTTTGCAATAGTGATTGCAGTTGCAGATGAAGTGTTACCTGCGATTGTAGAAGCAGATGCCGCATCGATGATTTTAGTGAATCCGTCAAAACGGTTAGTGTTAGGGTTAGTGTTGCTTGTTGCAGTATCACCTTGCCACATAGATACTTCTAACAATTTAGCGATGTTGTTAGATTTGTCAGTTCCGATTTGAACCTCGAAAGGTACTTCAGTTGGTGAACCTGGAGCGATTTGAGTTTGCATCCATTTAGCCTCAAGGGTTTTAGGACACAAAGTCTCTTCAACTTTGATTTTACCTACGGTGATGTTACGTTGAGTGAAAGTAGTGTTACCTGAAGCGGTGTAACCACAACCATCAGCTTGGAAGTAAACATCTGATGTCAAGATGTTCAATGCCTCTGCTGATTTTACTCCTACTTGAACTTGACCTGCTGCTTGTAAGATAGCGGCAGTTTTGCCACCAAACAAAGACTTAAGTACTAACTCTGTAGACTGCTCGTTTGTGTAATTTGCTAATCCTGATACGTTAAATGCCATGATTTTTATTTATTTTTTAGGGTTTGTGCTATTTTCATGATGTTTGCAAACTGCTCTTCTTTCTTTGAAAGTTTTGCAGGTGCTTTAACAGGCTCTTCAGATGGTAATTCTGCTACTTTTTCAACCAAGTCAACGGTCTTTGAAAAAACCTCTTTCATTGAGTTGAATTTAGCCTCTTGTTCTGCTGCTTTCTTTTCGATTGCCTCTAAACGAGATACAACCTCATTGAACTTGTCTAACAAAGAGTTGAAAGACTCAAGCGATGCAAACTCATTAGCTTCGATAGTAACTTCTACCTCTGCTTCAGTTTCTACGATTTCGGTAACGATACCTCCTTCAGTAGTTACAAGCATTCCGCCTTCTACTTCGTGAGTTGCGTCAGGAGCAGGAATAAGACCTTCGCCAGTTTGAACAAATAAAGGAGTACCTACTGCAAGTTCTCCCTCCCATTCTACGATAGTGCCGTCAACGAGCGTAGCGGTAGCCATTTCTACCTTCTGCTCTTCAGCACCGAACAATAATGTTCTGATTTCTGAAATAACTTCTTTTGAATTCATTTTATATTTAATTAGTGGTTTACTTATTTTGGCTCAATTTTTACCGTTCCATTTCTCAAGGATGCGTTTCAATTTGCTGACCATAGCATTAGCAATCTTATCTTCAGTTGACTCTTGGAAGTCAAACATTCCCTCTACAGAAAAGCCTTTGAACTCGCCTTCTTTGACTCTTGCCCATATTTCATCATCATTTACAATGTAAGACAAGAACCATGATCCATCAGCAACTTCTTCGTAACCTTTAGGAGGCATAATACCTCTTTCTCTGTCAACGATAAAAGACTCAAATAGAGATAGCCCTTTTACTGCTTTGTCGTGATGTATGTTAACAGCATCGTACTTATCACCTCTTGCCCATTTCTTGGCAATTTCAAAGATGGTCTCTTTGTCAAATACGACATAGTATTCACCTCTGATTTCATCATACCGGTAAATAGGTAAATCAGCAATCATTGCAGCACCAGAGATGATACGTTTCTCTTCGTTCTGAATCTCAAAACGTGCCTTTCTTGCTTTAGTTAACTCTAACTCTTCAAGTTTGCGTTCAGTCCATCTTAACATCTCTTCTCCACCCCATAAAAGGTAAGAAATAGTACCACACGCTTTGGTGTCTTGTGGATTGTAGTATTCTTTAGCTCTTGACAAATAAGAATAAGTACGTTTGATTGTTTCTATTGATAGATTCTCGTTTGCAACTAATTGCCTTGCTCTGTTCTTTCCCACTAACGTAGCACACTCATTCCCGATTGCTTGGTTAAGGTTTATTCCTCTCTGTGCGTTTTGAGATGCTGCTTTTGGATAGTCGTTAAAAAATAGTTGCTTGTCAAAGTATTGGAAGTCTCTTTCTATCGCAGGGTTAGTCACAAGAGATACAAATTCCACACCTGTTTCATCGTCTGGGTTGATAATCAGTTTGTAAACGGGTAATTCCATTTTCTATAATTAGTGATTTGTTTTAATTGGCTCAATTTTAACCACCTAACACGCTTACTGATTGGTTAGATGCTACTCTTTGCTGTGTTCTTGTGATATCGCCTTCAAGAACGTATACTTTCCTATTTTGAGTTAAAATGTCACCTGTTTGAGGCAATGATGAACTTCTTATAGTTGCACTTTGTATGCTTTGCTGTCCAAAACTTGTTTGAGGTGCTGAACGATTAAACTCTGTTCTTTTGATTGCTGCTACTCGTGCAAGACCAGATGCAACTGCTGCTGCTGCTGCAATGGTTGCTCTGATAGGTGAGTCAGGAGTTAACGTCATCTGTGAGTTGTAAGCTTTCTGTGCTGCGAAGTAGGTATCAATTAAAACTTGAGCAATATTGAACGCCTTTTGTACTTTAAAATATTCCTCTGACTGCTTGGCTTGGTTGCTTGTAAATGCGTCAGTTAGATTTGTAATAATAGAGAAAGTCTCTTCTACTAATTTCTGCTGTTGATCTAAACGATTGTTTAAATATTGTAACTCTAATTCTCTTCGTCTTTTTTGATGCGATGCGTCTTGTTCTAATTGTAATTTGTCATACTCTGCTTCAGTTATTAGCTCCATGTCAAGAGCGTTCTCAAGCAATTCTCTTTCTTGTTTAAATTGCTCTGATAACTCGTTAAACCTTAAAAGAAAATCAGCCTTTACATTATCTTTAGAATCTGCTTGATATTGCTTTTGTAAATCAGTTAACTGCTGAAGTCTATCTTTGTTTGCTTGTATCTCTTGAGCTTGTAAGTCAAATAATTGCTTATTTACCTCTTCTCTATTTTTTACTCTTTCCTTTTCTAAATCTCTTAAGCGTTTATTCTCTTGCTCTTTAGTTACTATGATGTTATTGGAAGCATCTAAAGCAGCCTTTTGCTGTGCAGGGTAACCGTCTTCTGACTCTGATAAAATAGCAAGTCTTTGCTCTTCAAGTTTAGCCTCTTCTTCTGCAATCTTTAGTCTCTGTTTAAATAGTGCTGATTCACTATCACCTCTTGCCTCCATGACTGCAAGTTCTCTATTCAAAGAATCAACTAAAGCCTCTTGTTCTTTTATTGCTTCTCTGGCTGCAAACTTTGTTAGTCCTATGCTATCGGTAAAGCCTTTAAACTTTTCTTTTAGTTTGTCAAATAGTTCACCTATCTGCTCACCAAACAAACCAATGACAGCAACAATTGCACCTATACCAGTAGCAGCTAAAGCAATTTTAACTCCGTTAAGAGTTTTAATCATGTTAATGAAACCACTATTAACCGCTTTGATTGCAGGTACAAATTCTTTTAAGTCTCGTAAGCCTTGTGCAAATACCATTGCACCCTGAACACGAATAAGTACTTTATTTAAGTCCTCACTTTCAGAGCCAAACAGAGCCGTAGCACCTGCCGCAATCTCAAATCCTGCTGCAACACCTTGAACCGCTCTAAACATTTGGTCAATGCCTCCTTTATTAGCCTCAACTGCTTGGTCTAATTGTTCAAGTTGCCCCTTGTACTGACCTGCTCTCTTTATAGCCTCTTGTGTCCTCTGGTCATTAATTCCAAATTGCAAGGCTAACGCTTCCGCTTCTCGTTGGGTTTTTGCAACTGCATCGCCTAAATCTTCAAAGCCTTGTGCTGCTTGTTTTACCGTAGCTGTTCCGTCTACGTTTACGTCTATATTAACTGAAGTTTCTATTGCCATTTTAATGTCCGTGTGTTATTATCCAATATTGAGTGCCATCACTAACTACTTGGTCGTAGCCGTTTTTAGCGTTATCTGTGTGAGAGGTTGCGTCATCAATCAAAATTGAACCATCTCCAGCGTTAATCGTTACCGAGTGATTTGATGCAGTCTTCTTAACCGTGTACATCTTTCCGCTGTTGTCTGCACTTGGTGTTGGAAGAGTTACGGTGATATTCCCACCACTCGTGTTACATAAAATTAACCAATCTTCAGAAGTGGCTAAATATGGCGAATCTGCCGTAGTTATACTTGTAACCTTTCCTCCTGACATCCAACTTCCCAAGCAAGGGTAGTTCTCAACGTACAATCTATCTGTGTAAGGTACGTTGTACTCGTTGCACCTAATTGCAGTTATATTATCGTAACCATCAGGAATGATAACACGCTCCGAACTTGTAACTACATTGTAATCACCTCCTACTGCGTTAAGGTTTCCTACTACTACATTTTGACCTCCTCTGCCTTCAGAGTTACCGACATAGACTCCTTTTGTTGATGCACCGGTACTGCCGCCTTTAGAAGAGAAAGGAATCTGCTGTGCGTCTCCAGTTCCTGCATTAATGACATCAGAAAAGTCTAATCCCTTTTTAGTAGGTGTGAAAGGCTTGTAGTATTTAACCAATAAGAACTCACATTGAAAAACATCGTCTACCAATGGGTTATAATCAGTCACTTTTTGCAGTCTCCAATATTGCCCCTCAAAGAAATAAAGGTTAGACATCTTCATCGTCTGCCAATCCTTTGTAGTAATTCTGAAGAATCCTCTGAATATCTTGGAATCTCTGTCGGTTATTTCTGTTAGAGTTTGGTAATAGTAAGTGTTTACTAAATTCTGGTTGCTGTACTCAAGATTCAAATAAGCCTTAATTTCACGAGGCATCCCAAACAATAGGTCAAACTGCATATTTGCAGGGTTGTCTATATGCAATGTTAAAGGATAGCTTGTTCTATTATCAGATATGCCTGGAGATCCGAATTCGTATAATCTGTAAAGTGAACAACTTTCCAAGCCACCGTAGTACAATATTCTTAAATCTCCAACTTTACCATCTTGATTGGTTGCTTCGGAGTAATAACGAGAAACTGAATCATCTTCGTAAAGCAAAGTAGGTGCAAAAGTGATATCTATCTTTTTCTCATTCTTGATGAAGTCGTTATCTATTCGATAGGTACGCTCTCCGTATACTTGATTAGTATTTGTTTTATACTGCTTGTTTTCTTCGTCTTGACCTTCCTTGTATGAGAACTTGTAAGGGTTGCCTTGTAATTCTCCGTAAGGTACAATGTCATAAGGCTGTGAGTAGTCTAATTTTTGAGACCAATCAACAGAACCAACATAGAAGTTATCTCTTGTTTGTATTCTTAAAACCTTGCTATCTTGTGTAGGCTCGATGTACAAATTGAACATCTTGACAAAGTTTGCAAGTAGTTCGGTTTGTGTGTATTCTCCAACAAAGAAATGAGCGAAGTCTAATGCAGTTTTATAAGCGTAACCACTTGACTTTGATTTATTAAAAACATAAGTATTGTTTGTAATGTCAATAGTTGATAGCCTTACAATACTACCAGAAGTTGAATTGACATAGATAGCACCAAACTTAATCTCAACTTCATCTCCTTCTACTAAAGATACTGAATTGCTTTGAGTTTCATTAAATACTGCGTTATTTGATTGAATTTGCCCATTAACTACAATAAAATTGACAAAGGTGTTATTGACAAATATACCAAATCCTGCTCTACATAATGCACCGTCAGTATCAACGTATGCAGAAGATCCGTCTAAAGTAACATAAAACTCATATCTACCACTTGCAGGGCAAGTATACTTATAAGTTGAATTATTGTAATTACTACCGTTGTCAAAGTTACCGCCTGTTGAATCGTTAGCGGCAGGTATGGTTGCACCTGTTGGATTGTTTTCCCAGGATGGAATAGTTGTGTTTCCTGTTACTTGTGCCTGATAAAGTCTATCTGTAAGTTGACTATCTGTAATTGTAAACCCTAAATTAGTATAGGGGATAATAAGCCTTTTAAAACGCTCTAAATTAAAGAACGAGTCAGAAGTGTATCTGTACCCTGCTTGAGAGAAAATCTTGTCTATTACGGTCTTTGCGTAAAGGCAAGGTATATGATCATCAACTCTCCACTCTCTTGAGTTATAGCCTTTAGTTGCTCTTTTAGGCAACATTTGAGAATAGGTGTAACCTCTGCCAAGCTCAAAAGGTGTACCACTTGCACCATCGTACCAAATAGATGTATCCCAACTATTAACGATATTGGTCTTATTTAAAACGTGGTTGTATTCGCTGAAATCAAGTTCTGATAACTTCTTATCCTTGATGTTAGTGAAAAGGTCAGCAGTCTCGCCATGCACCGTGCAGTTATACTCTATCTGATTTGTGTCAGTTAGCACAACTTCTGTCAATCGCAAGAAGCCGACAAGCTGCTCCATGCCATGTGCAATTATTGTGCAATTAGCCTTCTTGTTTACCTTGAAGTCCGATATCTGCTGAATGTTGCCTCCGATGGTTACCTTACCAACTTCAAAGAAAGCGTTAAAGAACTTGTTGTTTACCTTTGTACCGGGAAGCGTAAAAGTCTTACTCCAATCTGATGATCGTTTCTCTGGCTCTCGTAAATCGGAAATTTCCCGATTAATGAGTAGATTTAAATCATCGTTTACCTCTAACTGATAGCCTTCAGCTATTATTTCTATCATCGTCTTTGTGATTTATCGTTGTAAGAAATCTCTACTTCTAAAGTCAAATTGAAAACCTTGTCATTGACGTGGTATCTTCTCTCGTATTCGCTGGTTTTAATGTTGACCGCTTTAAGTGATCCGTCATACATCCATACATAAGTAGAGCCTATCAACTCTTTTAGCCAATCTGCTTCTGCCTCCGTAATAAAGTCAGAGTTTAGCGTGAAGCGTGTAGTAGAGTCAGTATAAAAGTCTGTGTTGTGATGGTCTTGGTTTGTTGTCTGATACTCGACCGCTGTGTTGTTTAGCGTGTATGGATTGCGTTTGTATGACTTGCGATTGTAAGTGAGATTCTGTCTCTTTAACATCGAGAATCTAAATGACTCAACACCGCCTAACTTGTTCAAAAAGTACAAATCTACATCGCCATATTTGCTACACCTTTCGTCTATCGTTATAGTATAGGCACTTCCGATTGTGGCGTTGCTGCTGTTCTTTGGTGTGATGGTGTATGACTTCGTACCGATTGGAATACCGCCTGGAATATTGCTGCCAATAGGGAAACGAGTAATGTCTTGAGCCGTCCCATTAATAGTAGTAGAACCGCTTGGAGAAAAACTAACATCCAAATGATGAAGAGTCCCAGCGTGTAAAGCGTAGAGCCAATCTTTTTGGTCAATGTGTATTCTTTTATTAAAGTTGTGTGTTAGGAATTTAGCCGTTGAGCCTGTACCCATTAAATAGTCTCCTTCATCAAAAGTTAAAAACTCTTCAGGAGATAACGCAGCGTTCCAAACTTTTCTCGCTGATTCAGAAGTTACTCCAGTAGATAAGATAATGTCAGAAGTTGCACCTGTGCTGTATTCATATCCGAAACGTGCTTGGTATCTGAAGACTGAATTTGTGCATCCACTTGCTGCACTATCTGCGTAGTTCCAATCGTAGGTCACATAGTTTTCTAAAACTCGTGCAATGTTAAACACTCCCTTATTTGTACTACCATAGTAGATAGGGGCTTTTAGCATTGTGATGTTGCCAGAAGCGTTTGAGTCAACGATTACCGTATTAAACTTGAAGTTAAACTGCGAGTAAGTACCTGAAGCACTCTCACTAACTACATAGATATTGTCGTTATATGCAGGTAAAAAACTAATTCCCGAAGCAGGTTGATGCTTAAATGATAAAGCCATACAATATTAAATAACAATAGTTCTAAAGTGTCCTAAAAACGAGCCGTGCGGTGTAGCCGTTAATCCGCTTTCACACCCAACTTAATGTCAGTATCGGATCACTCGTTTTATATTATCTCATTTAGACAAGCACAGACATAAGCTTCAAATCCTTGCCCTGCTGCCTTCTCTAATCTCTTCTGCTGCTCTTTCTTGATTGTTGTGTGAAAGGCTAACGTATTTAAGAACTCAATCAACGGCATTTCAAGAATCTTATCCCACTCTGCTCGTCTGCCACCTGCTAACTTATCTATGAGTGTAAGCCATCCAAATGCGTCTGCACTTCCTTCTCCTTCTCCTTCAAATAAGTTAGGGTAGCGTCTAATAACGCTGGAAAGAGAGTCGAAAAAAAAAGAGCGTAAGTATAAAACTTGACAAATGGAAGTGATTTGTAAGCCTCTACCTTTACTTCGTAGTCGTCTTTTACTCTGCGCCCAAAAATATTAACACGGTACGATAAGCACCCAATAATCTCGGGTAGCGCCTCGATTACATCTTTTTTGCTTAATTCTTGCAATTCGATGAAATGGTGAGCGTTCATTTCTTGAGCGTTCTTAACTAATCGATAGCGTTTCCCTTGATGCTTAAACTTAAACTTTAATGGTGACTTTGGAATTTTCTCTAAAAAGGTAAGGTCTACTTTTCTTAATTCGTCAAGAGTCCAAGTCTCAACGTGTTCGTAAGGCAACTCTTTCAGAATGCTGACAATCTGTGCTGTGCGTTCTATTGGGTTATTTGTGTCAACTTGGTTTATCAGTTGAAGTTTCTCGATTGTTATGTCGTTCCAATTCATTTTGTATGTGCTATTTTATCAATTACAAATTTCCCACCGTCTAAATAGGAGTTAAATTCTAACAAAGAATTTTTGTGCAATTCAAATGCTTTTTTTTCTAAATCTGTAGAACTTGGTAGTTCGATTGCTTCTAATGAGTCTATCATATCACCAATCCAATCAAATCCTTTTAATGTTTTGCCATATTCAAATGCCTCAATCATTTGTTCTCTCGTGTATAGTTTCATATTAAGCATAAAAAAATACTCCTTTTTTGTTGTGTTGTTTGCAATCCCAAGCAAGAGCCAAAGACATAACGCAGTCATCGTGTAGACCTTGTGGTGCGGTGTATCTTACGCCCGTTCTTGTATATTCAAATTCAAAGTTACGCATTTCGTCTGTTATATTCCCATCAGGGAAGAATATCTGCTGCTGCTGTACTGCTACAACCAATCCTTCTATTAGCTGCTGTTTGCTTTGAGATGTAAATTTAAAGCCTTGTACTCGTGGATGGTTTCTTTGTAGTTGTTCAACTATCGGATCACCAACACCGGTACTATCTATGTAAGCAGGAGTGTTACCTATTGTCTTGACGATTTTTGTCAAAGTTTGAGACCAATCCATTTGGAATCTATCAAAGTAACATACTTGACCATTATCGTTTAAACCAATAATAACCGTCCAGTCAGTATACTTGGCTAAATCTATGCCGTATGCTACAGGTATACCCGAAGAGGTACTTATAATGCACTTTTCAATGTTATCGTACCCGAAAGGGTTTGAGTTGTCTTCCGCAGGTTCTGCAAGGTACAATTCTTTGAAAATATGTGACGGCAAGTCTCGTTTAGCTTGTTCTATTTCCTCTGGTTCAATGATGCCTTCTTTTGCTGCATCATAAGCCGTTATTTTAAAGTACTCGTGATTAGGCTCTCCTGCTTTGGCTCTTTCTCCCAACTTGTAAAACCAATTCTTTTTACCTTTGACGTTACCGATTAGTTTGCACTTGCCTTGAGTTGCAGTTAAGGTAGAACGTAGTGCATACCATGAATCTTCTCTTGCTCTGGATGCTTCGTCAAACACAGCAGCGTAGACATCGTCTCCGTATAAGTTGTCAGGCTTTTCTGCTGACTTAAATTCTATCCGTGAGCCTAAAGGAGTAGTTAAAACAAGTTTAGACTCATTAGAGTGAAAGAAGTTCTTTTCATTGACTTGAGCCTTCATCCTTCGGAATGCTATCTCTGCTTGTTGGTATACCGGTGCAACCCACCACACCGCTTGGTTTTCTTTTAGCGTTAAGGCTTGTTCAAATAGCCAAATGATATGTGATGCCGTCTTACCTGTTTTAGTAGATGCAGCAGTAATAGTATAACGTGCAGGACTATCAAGGATTGCCTTTTGATAAGTTGTCAAATATGGTCTCTTGTAGTTTATCTGCATGAATTATTCCTATACTTGTGGTTTATTTAAATGAACTTTTTTAAACTTGAGGGTGCTAATTAGGGTGCTATTACTTTTTGAATAAACTCTAACCTTGTTTTGTTAATGCTCTGGATGTTGTGATGCTCGTTGCAGTATACGTGATTAATCTTTCCTACCTCTTTAGATTTGCCCGATTTCATTAACTGCTCTAAAGGAGTTTTCCAATCGTTATTCGTAACAAAAAATACTCCTAAATTGTTACGGTGGTTAGTGTATGGTTCTACCGATGAAACAAGAATAGGCAAACGATAAGCGGCAGCCTCAACGATTTTCAACTCTGACTTGTATCTGTTGAAATGCTGATTAGTCAAAGGTGCAAGTGCAATGTCCATTTCAGCATAAAACTTTCCGTATGCAGCAGGGTTAGTTCCCTCTCTTCTAATAAACCAATCAGGTCTGTCTTTTTGTTTGCGTCCTGTTATCGCCTCTTCCATTGTTGCCCATAGTCTACTATTCTCGTGGTGACCTCCCATTAAGAACTTATAGCCGTATTTTTCGCAAAGTGGTGCTATCTGTCCGCTTAATAGTTTTAAGTCCTCTACGTGGCTTATTCCACCTATCCACCCTATTGTAGGTTCGTGCTGCTCATACCCCATCCATTGCTCTTGGGTGAAGTCTAAAGCGTTCGGTGCAATGCAGATGTTATCGCCTTTGTAAAACTCTGTTACCTTATCCGCAAGTTGAGGGGTAGTGACCATTACACCATCAGCATAGGTCAAAGCATTTTTAACTCCGTCCTTGATGTATGCTCTATAGAACTGATATGCAGGGTTGTACTTTGGTAGCACCCAGTAATCGTCCAAGTCAACTATGTAAGGAACTTTTAGTTTTGCAAGAATTGGCAGTATGTTGTATTGGTACCTGCCTAACCATCGATTGAAAATTACAACATCATACTTCTGAAAATCCATGTTAACCCAATCGTTCTGATCATGGCTTACGTCTACTTCAACTCCCAAATCTAACTGCATACGAACATAGGGAGTGTATAGCCTATGAAAGCTCACTCCCGTATATCCGTCAAACAAACAAAGTATCCTCATCAGAAAGGCATATCGTTTTTAGGCTTTGGCAAAGCGACAAAGTGTGTTGCCTTGCTTTTTTCGTTAGGTAGTTTCAATTTACCTACTCTTACTTTTACGTCACCGTACTTGTTAATATCTAACTCACCGCTTTTAATTGCAGCGTTTAATTTCTCGATGTTGATTGTTACGTTAAGACCGTATTGGTCTTCCCAAGCATTACCTAAATATGTTGTCATAGTTTTTCTATTTCTTTTTTAACCTCTGTCCAAAAGTAGTAGTCGGTTGCTTCGATTAATTCATTTACTGCAACCAATGCACATTGCTTTTCAAACTCGCATTTGCTCAAATCAATACTATCGACATAGCCGTCAATTCTTGCGAACTTATCTACCAATTCAACCGCTTTCTCTTGTGGTGTCATTCTAAATTAAGTGTTACGTTAATGACTTTAGCTTCTACGGTTGCTTCTACGCTTTCCTTTGGCTTTCCGAATACTCTTGATAGTAAAGTGTCCATAGAATAGAGAGAGCCTTTCTCATAGCTTTTAATGATTGCCTTTGCTACCGTCTTTTCAAGCATCGTTGCATCTTCGTTCTTTAAAACCTCTTTAATGTTCTTTTCATCCATTGCCATGATGGCTTGAATAGAATCGTTGACCTCGCTTAAAGAATAGCCGTTCTCCTTCATTAAAGTAGTAAACTTCTTTGGTCTACCATAAGGGTTATTTGTCTCTCCTTTTTCGGGTACTTTCAATGTACCCCCATTTCTGCCCGGTATCTCTTTCATTACTTTGAACTTACTTTGTTTTAAAGATGTAAATCAATTTTATTTTCCCAAATTATTTCATGCACTCTCTCTCTAACTTTAGAGTAAGTTTCAATCACTTCTTCAGAGTCTGTCTCGTTGTATCTTGTCTTTGTTCTTAAATAGTCTTCTATTTCAGTAAGTGCCAAGTACATTTGTCGTGCCTGTTGGAAGATTTCTAACTCGCTTCTATCTTCATCGTTGAATTGGTAGTTTACTTGCATTCGTTCATTTTTACTTTGTGTACTACTTTTAGCATTTCTTTATGCTGTTTTTTATCTCCGAAGTCTATGTGGCATTGTCTGCATAGTGCCATTAGGTTTTCGATGTTATCTGCGTGTTTAGAGCCGCCCATACCTCTTGCTTCTACGTGGTGAATATCCTGTGCTTTCATCCCACACATTTCACAAGGAATGAATGAATGAATATCATAGCCGAAATAGTTAAGGTATATCTTTGTATGATTCTTCATAGATCTTTATCAGTTGGTCTATTGAATAAGTCTCTGCCCCTTTTTTATAAATCTCTTTTCCTCTTACGATATCGAAGAGAATGTAGTTAGCGTGTAACCACTTTACAAATTTACCTATTTCTTTAACAGGAGTGACCATTTAGTGGGCTTTTCTATTTCTTTGTGTAATGTATATCCAAATTTACTAAAAAATTCAATCCAATGTGCTTTAGGCTTAATATTTATGTGACCCCAATCCTCATCAAACTTTGTATAAAACGGTGTAGAACTGAAGTGCAAATAGTTGCATTCAAGCCTTGAAAAGAAAGGTATTAGCTTTTCATCTGTGATGTGTTCAGCAACTTCAATGCAAGAGACTAAATCCCCTTTTATGACCATAGTGGTGAAGTCACCCAAATGGTATGAGTCTGCTACATTTCTTTCGTGTGCGTACTCGAAGTGATGTGGGTTAAGGTCGTAGTAAGTTACCTTTTTACCTGCTGCTTTCATCTGCTGACAATAAGCACCAACACCACCTCCTAAATCTGTGAATGAACTAAATTCAATTTCGCTTGTTATTAGTTCTGTAGTTTCTTTGTATAGATTGATAAATGACGGATTATCTAAATGGATTCCGTTTCTCATCTCCCAATCGAAGCATTGGATATCTGACCAATTGCCTCCGAAACTATTTACGCCTTCTTCTTTTTGGTTGTTCATCTGTTGCGATTGTTGCTGCTTCAAGTTGTCTTTCTTTTTCCATTAGTTCGGCATGGTGTGCGTTTGCTCTTACTATGAGTGAGTACAATGACTCAACAAAACAATTCGAGCAAGTCGGCATCGGTCTGCCCATCTCTCTAAAGTAGATGTCTCTGATTTTTACGTTGTCTTCAGGTGCTACTCTGAAAACTCCAGATGCTTTCCACTTAAGAAAGTTCTGGTATACATCACCGGTAATGTACAAAATTTCTTCTTTGGTCATATCTTTTTTGTTATTGCTTCTAATCCGTCAAAGTTTTTATTTACTTCTTCAATTAGTTCGTTCATTGTACACTTGTTCTCTGGATGCCTTAATTTTTCAATCATCCATACAAGTTCAACAAAGTCACCTTCATGTGTTGTTTTGTTTTCAGGACTGCCGTTAGTCTTTCCTGTTACAAAGATTTGCTTTAGATATAATATAATTTTTTTCATGTGTTTAAATATACTTATTCAAAAGTGTTGCCGTGGTACCTGCTGCAAATGCAAAAGGTATTCCAATCAATGAGTGATACCAAAATAGTGTGATCCAAAAAGCCATACACAGCTCACAAGAAAAAGGCTTTGGATATTTGTACCCAAACTCTCTAACAAAAATCAAACTCATCGATGCTATTCCCAAAATCACTAATAAGTCTTGCATTTATTTCTTTTTTAATTGTGTTAATTACCCTTAAGATTTCTTGTCTACTGATATCCGTTGCTCTGCTTATGCTCCTGGCACTTCGTGGTTTAATGTCTTTAGTCTTGTCTCCTTCAGCGTATAACGTCCAAATCTTCTGTTCATACCAATCTCGTGACTCTACAACCTCTTCAATAGCTAAATGTAGCATCTCTCTGTAGTGGCTGTCAAAGGTGGTTATCTCTTCTACTTCTACGATGTCGTAAAGTCCTATAGGTGCAAGGTAGTTCTTTTGAAAGTTTGTGCGTTTGCCGTAAAATTGATTTAAGCCTATTCTGATAATGAAGCCTTCCCAATAACCGCTCGTGTATTTCTCTTCAATCCACTTGTCATCTTTCTCGCATAGGATTAAAAAAAGTTCTTGGTATAAATCAGAGGCTAACTCTCCTGCTATCTTTTGACAGAAATCCCTTACCCACTTTTGAGTCGTTAAGTCTTTTATGATTTCCGCCTTTCTGATACATCAAAGTTAACCCCTATTTTTGAACAAGTTTTCAATAGTTTTTAAACATTAGTCTACATTGCAAAAGCATTCAAAAGACGGATCGTTATCCCATAAACCTAATTGACTTTGTGCCTTTTCTTTTATTTGTTCATAGGTGATTTCCTTTTTCCATTGATGACCGCTTTTGTTTTCTATGTCAATCCACCAATCAAACAACTCTGGCTTTTCTTTAGCTATTGTTGCAAGTTTACCCTTACCTTTTAAAAAGCAGCAGTCACAATTTCCGTAAGGCTCGTTAACCATCAAATCAAAGTCTTGTAGTTTCCACCAATTCAAGACGTCTTTCTTTGTTACCTTCCATTTAACTAAAGGCAGTTCTACATCAATATCGCTGTCTTTTACTTTTTGCCATCTACGAGGCTCATCATAACGTATCCCATTAAATGAAGTGTAATCAGTAACTCCTATGCTTTTAAGATAACGCTTAAGAGTCATTATCTTTAGTTCCATTGTGCAGTATCTAAATTGCATATTAGGAATAGAAGCAGGTCTTTGTTCTAATAGTTGAGTATATGGCTCTCCATTGCGTGAAGCTGTCTCATATGTCACTACTTCAAAAGTTGCAGGTTTACGATATTCTAACCAAACTATTTCAAGATTCCATCTCTTGTCGCATTCATTTACAAAGTCAAGTGTTTGTGGTAACTCCTTACCTGTATTTTGAAATGTAACAAGGTATTCACCGCCTTCATCAATTAGACGTTTGGTCAAGTAAGCACTTGTTCTGCCACCGCTAAAATTTATTACATTCATATTATTCTATCTGAATCGTCAATTGAATAAAGTTGCCATCCTTGTTTAATATACTTTTTGTAGTAGTACATCAAATCTTCATCTGTGTTAAGACAAATATGGATTGATTCGTAAGACCTCCTCATTGTAAGTGTCAGGAATCTCATGGAGTTGCTTTTCTATCTCTTTAAAAAGTTTCATCTCGTATTTACTTCCGATGTGAATCAGGTCACCTATCATGTTACGTCCATGAATTACGGTGCTGTGATCACGATTAATGTACAACCCAATTTTAACTGTTGCCTCTTTCATGTGTACGTTGGCAAAGTAGCAGAAGAAAGAACGTGCAAGTACATACTCTTGTCTCCTGCATCTTGAGAAGAATTCTTGCGGTAATACGTTGATTACATCACAAACTATCCTCATAAGGTTATCAAGGCTCTTATGCTCTATCTTAACTATCTTTTTAGGGTTAATGATCATGTTGCGGAGAGTTTCAATCTCATTGTCTTTCTTTGCTAACAAAGCCTCATATCTTGCTTTCATTCGAGCGTGTTGGGCTTTTAGTGTGATTAGGTCTGCTTGGTAGTTCATATTGTTTCTATAATTTTAAAAAGTTCTAATGCTACTTGTGGTACTATTGCGTTTCCGTATCCTTTGATACTTTCTGCTCTCCACTTTGAAAAGGTAATTCCGTCCAGTTCGGTGGGAAGCCCATCATCTCCGCCACAAATCGGGGATTGAGTTGGGAATTCATTCCATTGTGTCCGTGTATTACCATCGACAAATCTTCTTGTCTTCCGTCTTTTATTCTTTTGTCCCAATATTCCTTTTTGTGGCTGTGCTTGATTATTTGTGCTGTCGGAGTTGGCAACATCCCCATTGACATTGCCCTGTTCAATGTCACCGAGTGCATACTCCCCTCCTTTACCTGTGTTGATTTCATCGTTGCCGTTGCATTCGTTGAATCCATTGCCGTTGGTGTTGGTAGCATTCCCCTTTGATAAATGAATCCCGTCTGCACCTCTTGTGCAAGTGTTCCGCTGTTCCCAAATTTCTGCTCCTTCTTGCTCATTCCTTCCGTGTAGGCATCCGCTGTGCAAGGTGTTTTTAAAAGCAATGAACCAACACCTATCTCGTCTGTGCGGTGCATTTTTGGCTGCAGCACAAATAATAAACGGCTGAACTTCGTACCCTTCAGCTTCCAAGTCAAGGCACACCTGCTCGAATACCAATCCGCCATCAATATTCGTGATACCAAAGACGTTTTCTGCAATGACAAATTTGGGTTTAATTTCTTGAATTGCTCTAAGCATTTCTCCCCAGAGGTAGCGTTCATCATCTTTCCCTTTTCTTTTTCCTGCCATTGAGAATGGTTGGCAAGGGAATCCTCCTGTGAGAATGTCAATTGTGTTTGCATATTTTTTAAAATCAGTTTTACAAATATCTATGTGACTATCAGCGTTTGGAAAATAATAGTCTAATACTTTACGAGGGAACTCCATCCATTCGCAATGAAATACGTTTTCCCAACCCATCCACTCAGCAGCAAGATCAAATCCTCCTATACCTGAGAATAAACTTCCGTGCCTCATAGTATTTCTTTATAACGTGTGTAACGTCCTTCAAATGACATTGGTACAGATACACATTGCCCATGTCTATTCTTGCCTATAATTAACTCAGCATCCATTTCAATCTCAGGCTTATCGTCTGAGTAATACGCTGGTCTAAATGGAAATAAAACAATATCAGCATCTTGTTCAATTTGACCACTCTCTCTTAAGTCTGAAAGCATTGGTTTCTTTTCAGCTCTTTTTTCAGTTTCTCTTGAAAGTTGTGCGAGTGCTATTATTGTTATTCCTAACTCCTTTGCCAAAAGTTTAAGTGTTCTGCTAATGTGTGCAATCTCTTGTTCTCTTATTTTCTGATGACTTTTAATTAACTGCATATAGTCAATAAATACAATGTCAAGACCATGTTTAGCCTTGTGTAGTTTAATCTTCGCTACAATGTCGTTAATATCGCTATTACTACCATCGTCAAGAAAGAAGTCCATGTTCATTCCGTAAAGCCTATCTGTGATTTCTTTTAAATCCGTTTCAGTTACTCTGGCACTACGAATTTTGTAGTTTTCGACATTTGCAATAAATGAAAGGTAGCGTTTTGCAAGTTCTTCTTTTGACATTTCAAGAGAAATAAATAAAGCCTTTGCATGACGGCAGCAGTCAATAGCAAGTGATAAAGCGATTGCAGTTTTACCGCTTCCAGGTCTACCTGCTATCACAACCATATTACCCTTATTCCATCCACCCAAGTACTTATCCAAGTACTTCCATCCAGTAGAGATACCTGTCATGTTAGTTCCTCTTTTAACTGCATCGTATAAAGTGTCTATGACATTTCCTGCTACTGAAGAAATAACGGTTGCCTTGCTGCTGACGTTAACGGTGTTTTCGGTAACCATCAAATTGATGTCCGAAATTATTTCGTTTAGTTCTTTGGAGAAATCTAAATGAGCAACTTTACTTTGTATGTTGTTTTTCTTATAGGCAATCTCAAGCTGAAGAATCTCTTTCTCTAAATGGACGTTTGTAGTCACGTAGTTTTGCATTGTTGCAATCTCTCTGATATGCTCTTTATGTCTTAAGCCTATTGTAGAAAGTGAAACAGGTTGATTACTCATGTAAAACTCCTGCATCGTAATTACTACGTCTTTTCTAAATGAAGTAAACCAGTTTGGGTTCATCTTCATTATGTAGTTGTGTGCATCAGGATAAAGAAATATTTGTCCTAATATGCTTTTTTCTATTTCAATCATCTAAATTAGCTTTCTTAATTGTGGTACTTTTCAAAGGTAATTCATTTCTGGATATCCAGTTCCTTGCTGCTGCTCTCCAATCTTTCATTTTGTTTTTACCTACCATCCAACCTTTAGAAGAATAAAAGTCGTGAAATCTTTGAGCATCTAAATTTGGAAACTCATTTTTTAATTCTTCAAGTGTCGGTACTATAAATGTTTGTTTTATATTGTTTGTTTTATATTGTTTTGATTGGTTCAATCTGACCTCTTCCATTGGTTCAAATTGACCTAATCGATTGGTCAAAGTATACCAGTTAGTTTTATTCATTGGATTCTTATCTAACTGCATTACTTCCAATACCTTATCTTCTCTTAACTTTTGCAAGGCTCTTTTAATTGTTGACTCACTCATAAACGGATAAGTTCGCTGCCATTCAGCAACTGAATTGTACATCCATACTTTACCAAAATGGTTGTGAGTTTCTTTGTAACGGTTTAAGGCTAATCCTAATTGAATGCCTTGAATAAGTATCGCTGCTTCTATTCCGTACTCTTCAGCGTACTCTGTTTTAAATGATATTGTTTCAACTTTCATTAAATAAAAAATGCCCATACAAATTAGATGTGTTGCAGCCATCTAACCCGTACAGGCAAATATCTTTTAAACTTAACCATCTGCAACTTGGTTGTGTTTTCTATGTTAAAATAAAGAGGGCAGCAGGTGTGTTACTACCCCCTTTGATTTGGTGTGATGCAAAGATACTAAAACTATTTGAATTATCAATTGTTTTTTTCTTCAAGTTGAATAAATCCGCTGTGCTTATTCGTTCCAAGTTCCTTAAGGAATTGTACTTCCACCTTTGCGCTGTTAATTATTACCTGACTGACATCGCAAATAGCTTTAGCGGTATCAAGGTCAATTTCTTTGTCTTTTAGCATCTCAATAGTCTCAAAGAGATGGTTTCTTAAATCTGTGATTTTGTTCTTCGGCATAGTCTTCCTTTTATATTTTTCTTTAATTTTCTTAATTGCAAAGCTGCTTCTCTTACATCTTGTGGTAATTTGTTGTGAGGCTCTTGACCAGGTTTAAATCGAGTTTCTTTACCTCCCCAATTTTCACCCATCTTCATTCCTTTATTCCAACTTGTTCTACCTTTCTGCCATCCGCTTATCGTACCTGATTGATGGAGCATGAATAGTTTCCATTTTTTTTCTTTCTTAATTCCTAATTCAGATGCCTTTGTTCCTAATGCTGATGGTGTGCATCCAAGCATTTCACATAAATCATCTCTGTGCATAGTAGGAAAGTATGTTTTAAGTAGTTCAATCTTCTCTTGAGTCCACCGCATAACCTAAATCAGCTTTAACCTTCTTCTTTTTCTTTTGTCTTTCGACAAACTTTTCTCCTCTTAAATGAGGATATAACATCTGCAGCTTACGTCTGATTCTCGTAATGCTTTGAGGGTTGCATACTTGATTGTTCATTATGTAATCAAAAAATGTATGTAAGTTATCAGGGTTTAAGCCGTTATCTCTCATCTCCATTTTCCAATAGTTTACGATTAAAAGGTTGTCATCGTCTTTGGTGTTAGGGTTGTTTAGCAAACAAGCCGTAACACGTCTATCAATTAGTTTGCTCATTGTCAAAAAAGTTATTTACGATTTCAGTTGCCTTCTTAAATCCTTCATTGTAGCCATCTAAATAAGCCTGTTCTTTTTCAAGCTTAAATAGTTCTCTGGCTTTAGCTATTTCCTTCTCCCATTGTCTGTGATGACCTGAAAAGATTTGCTCAATTAAATATTCTAAACTGCTCATTTGTTACCTCCTTGTATTTTATCACGCATAAACCTTAATCCCTCTACAAACCATCCTCTTTTTGTGTCGTTGTAAATAATTACATCTTTACCCATTTCTTCAATCTTTTCATCACTTGGTAGTTGGATGGGGGTTAGTTCTTCTAACACGTCATCAAAAGTTCTATCGGGTTGACATCTTGCTATATCCATAGCAAATTTTACTTCGAATTCTGTGTATAGTTTCATGGTTTTAGTTCCTTTCTAATACGTCTCATTGAACGATTAAATACCTCTGATTGATGTCTGCTAACTCTAATAGGCTTTTCTAACTGGTAAGGAGTTGCCTCTTGCTGTTGGTCAAGCCACTTTTGAAATTTCAAGTAGTCGAAATAAATCTTAATTAGCACTGATATTCCACCAATGACTAATCCTGCTAATAAATATCCTACGTCTATCATGGGTTCAAAATTAAACTATTCTTTTAATATTACAAAATTATTTTAAGATTTTTGTTAAAAGTTCTGATGCAGCCTCTAACTTCTCATCTATCTCTTCCTTCACTAAATGCAATTCTATCTCTGCTACGTGTATATCTTTGCCCATTGGCATTCGTGGATCAAACGAAACAAAGTACCCTTTTTCTAAATTGGCGGTAATCATGCCAAGTTGCATTTGCCAATAGTACTCTGGGTGAATCTCCTTTAAACTATCAGCATCGTAGATTTCAAAGTTCTTCAAGTGAATTGCAGAGTTATACGGGCATTTAATCTCAAGAATGGCATCTTTACTCAAGCCATCAGGAGAATATCCGCTAAAGTCTCCGTAAGGAATAAAAACGTAGGTCTCCCCACCATAGTAAGTAAACTCCTCAAATGTGATACGTGAGAACTTACTGAATGCGTGTGACTCGTGTTCGATCCCCCAATCAAGAGCCTGACCGAAGATTTGTTTCTTCTGACCGGTGAGAATCTCTGCTGCTTTCTCATAGACAAAAGTCTCTGCTGTTTTAGAGAGAGAGTTCCCATTTCGAGAACTCCCCATTAGTTTATGGATTTCCGAGGCTGTGAAGCGAGATAATCTCGCCTCTTGCCATCTTTCTGCTGATGATGTAATTGTAACTTCCATCCTTTTTCTATCATTCATTTCGTAGCCGTTAATAAAATTCTAACCTCATCGGTTAAAACGTACTTTGCTTCAATGTCAGATACACTACCACCTTTAGATAAGTGTTCAAGTGCTTTACTCCACATTGGATGTTTAGGGTTTAAATGCTCTTTTACAGCAGTAACCTTGTGACCACTTGCAGTATTTGCGTCATCGTCTTCCTGATTGAGATTAAATATAGAAGCTAAGGCATAACGTCTTGCGTAAGTAATTGCAGAGCCTTGTTGCTGTGGGTTATTCAAGTCCTTCATTCGCAATACCTGTTCACTCTGCATCCATTCACCACTCTCAGCATGATACACAGTAGTTACAAGACTATCCTCGTTTGGATGTTGTGTAACCAGTAGACCGCATTCTATCATAATAGGATTGATCACTTCAAGAATAGCCGATAGGTCAGCGTAGTTCTTTTTAAAGTGTCCATTAACAGCAGATTTCTTAACTGCTGATACTTTTGTTTGAAAGCAAAACATTGCCTTAGTTAGATTTGTGATTTTTTCTGATGTTTTCATGATTAGTTTCTTTTAAATATTCGTTTAACTTGTTTAATATTATCTCAGTACTTTTAGAAGGTATTTGTTGTAGTGACGTATCACTTTCAATGTAGTCCAATGTTTTACCACCAGCGTAAATCATTATGCATTGTTTTGTTGTAGGTATAAAAACATTCGTAATTCCAAAAAATAAAGCCATTACCATAAATATTCTAAATCTTATATAAAGTCTTTTTTCTTTATGTTCTTCATAATGGTCAATATTTACAATAAACAACATGATTATCGCTCCAATTCCGCTTATTATTGACAATGCCAAAAAGAAAGCAGATATAGAATCCATTCTCGTTATCCAATAAATTAAAGATTCGTTGCTCATAGTGTTTCTTGAATAATTCTATATAGTTCGTGTTCTTTAATGTGTTCTAAGTCTACTCTGTAAGTTACCTCGTAAGGGCTGCTGTCGTCATCTTTAGAAATAACCTCTTCAAATTTCTTGAAATAGTGTTCAATGATTGCGTCTTCTAATTCTTGTCTATCATAAGATAAAATAAAAGTATCATCAAAGACTATTTCTACATCTTTGTCGTGTACATATACGTTTACTTCAACTTTCATCTTGAAACCTCCTCTAATGCTGTTTTGATTACAAGCATCGCTTTAGGGTTAATTACATCACCGTCTAAATACTTTTTAACGGTTGGCATAGATACACCTGTCTTCTTGCTAACGCTCTTGATTAAGCCGTGCTTCTTGTGTAGCTTAATTACTGCAATGATTTCTTTCAGTTCCATGCAGCAAATATACAAATATTTTTAATATTACAAAAATATTTTACAAATAAGAGTTTATAAATTACCACCTAATCAGATTTAGTGGCAAAATATAGTCATGTTTTTTACAATAAAAACTGGACAAATATCGGTAATTCCGATTTTACTCACTTGCTAATGACTCTGCTATGTAAACTCCGATTCTATCTGACAGCACTTGCATAGTTTTGTCCGTGAGTGCTGGTGATATAAAAGGTCTTGCCTTTGTGCCGTTACGATGTATCTTTCTTGCGATAACGTATGCAAGAGATTTAATTGCAGTTCGTCTATCTTGATTCTTGGAAGTTCTTACTTGGATTCCTTTATTAACAATCCACTCTTCAATAGACTTTTGTAAAGTTGGGTTGCTTGGTGAGTTTGTTCTTGTTGGTGGTCTGCCGTTCTCAATGTACTTCCAATAGTCCAACATCTGAATCTTTAAGTTATAGCCTTTAGGCTGTGTGCTTATTGATGGCTCTATCTGCTGGTAAAGGTTACGAGATGCGAGAGACTTGTTTTTTTGAAGATTAGAACGAAAGTTTGAAATTAGCTCATTGCCCCAATTCTGAATAATACGCAAAATGCCATCATCCGATGGTGGGTTGTAACTACTCCACTCTTTACCTATATCTTCAACGCTCTTCATTTCATCAATTCACGATTAGCGTATAGGTAGAAGTCCTGCATACGATTAAGCCAACCTTTGCCGAAGTCCTTAAACGAAGTAAGTGACTGCAAAAATGAAACTCGCCAAGCGTAGCAACTCTCAAAAACCCACTTTTCTGACTTTTGCGAAATAAGGCTATTTAAAGCATTAATTGTCTGCTGCCCTATCTTACCATCAACTTTTAAATTAAAGCCGTGAGAGTTCAAAAAACGCTGCATCTGACGTGAAGCACCACCTATCCCACTACCCCAAGCAAAGTCTGCCCAAAATTCTGCGATTATTTGTGAGTTTATAGCAGTAGCGTTAACCCCATCCCAATATCTCTGATAAACGCTTAAAAAGTCAGTATGCGTCATTTTATAGAAACGTGCAATAGACTCTGATGTTGAGCCATGTATAGTACGCCACACCATCCAAGTAATTCCTTTGTTTGTGTGAAATCCGCTTCCGTCAGGTACTGGATGCTTTGACGCAGTATCTGCCTTGTGTTTAGAAAGACCGCCTTCCCATTTAAGGATGTAGTCGATGTTAGAGTGTTCTATTTTTGCCATTTTCCAAATGTTTAATAAGTCTGTTGATGTACCATTCTGCCTTGCGTAGGTCTTCAACTCCATTTTTACGATCATAACGGATAATATACTTAAGAGCATTACCCTGACAATAACCTTTAAATGCTTCATAACTCATTGCTGATTTAATTGAATCTATGGCTTCAACTTCGCCTTGATAATGTGGTGGTTTGTTAACTACGTCCATAGTGCTTCAAATTCATTTAACGGCAAATCTATTAAAAAAGTGTGATTTCCAATGCAATATACATGAGTCATCTCATAAAATTCTGTCGCTGCGATAACGTGATTAAGGTCTAACCACCCCTCTTCTATTATCTCAACAGCATCTGCACCCATATCCAGACCTAACTTTTCGTAGATTGGATCAATGTTATCTTCTTGAAAAACAAAGTTGACTTTTACTCTCATAATGTTTTGTAAGTATAAGCTGT